TCCATCAATAGCTGGTAAAGCTCCTGTAAGCTTTGAAGAAGATATACCAGATGCAATCTTAGCGTTAGTAACTGCACTATCAGCTATTTTATCTGTGATTATTGCATCATTAGCTATTACTGATGATGTCAGCCCACCAGAAGTGATGCGTGACGCTGAAATTGTGCCTGTGGCAATTTTTGCATTTGTAATTTGACCGTCAGCTATATGAGCAGTATCTATAGAACCATCTACATAATGCTCAGAGTTTATAGCATTATCAGCTATTCTTGAACCTGTTACGCAGTCATCACCTAATTTTGAATTAGTTATAGCACTATTAGCAATCTTAGCTGTGGTAACAGCATCAGCAGCTAATTTACCATTTGTTACTGCACCATTATTAATTTTAGCTTCTATAACTGAATTGTTTGCAATCTTGGCTGAAGTAATTGCACTATCAGCTATCTTTGCACTTGTAACTTGACTAGCTCCTATTTTAGTTGTTGTTACAGCACCAGTTCCTAATTTACCTTCTGTTACTGCACTGTTTTGAATTGCGTTTGTGTCAACTGTGCTATCTGCTAGTTCACTAGCTCCTACTGCATTTGCAGGGATTTTACCTGCGGTTACGGCATCATCTTTGACACCATCTGTTGATACTTGTGTAAATCCCATAATTACTGTTTTGTAACCTCTAAAAATGGCTGAGATTGTGCAGCTATTGTTTTCATTATAGTCAAAGGATTAACAGAATTTTCAACTACTTCATTTCTAAATGATTCTACTGCTGCACTTGTATGACGTTGTTGTTGTGAATTTTCTATTAATAACATTGGAATCCACTTAACTGCACAGTCCCACTCGTCTATTTCTTTACCTGTTTGAGGTTCGTTTCCTCTAATTTGTGTAATCCATGCACATTGTAATCCAATACATTCTTTCTGTAATAGTGGGCAAAAATTACCTTGTTTAATTTGCATTAGTTTTTAGTTGCTACAATTACGTTAAGGTATCTAAGGTCTAAGTTAAAACTTGGGTTGGTAAATCCATGATTGTGTCCTTGACCTCCACCTGTACTGCCTGATGTGACGTTTGTAGAACCTTGATCGTTTCTTGCACCAAACGTAGCGTTCATATTTCCTCCTTGTCCGTTTGTGAAAGGTACGCTAACAGAGTGATTGTGTGATGGTATTTGAGAAGTAGTTAGCGTGTGGTTTGCAACTGAACCACCACTTGTTGCAACACTAGAATTTAATACACTTGACCATGTATTACTACCACCTGTGCTTCCACCTGATGAATCACTAACAAGTCTTAAAGCTCTGTTATTAAAACTTGTATCATGTGTCCACCCTGTAGGTGCAGCAGATTGAGCAAATAACATTTTAGTGCCAGATGGAAATGCAGCAAGTCCAGTTAAAGCAGAGCCATCTATAGCAGGTAAGGCTCCTGTTAATTTAGAAGCAGCCATGCCACTTATCTTTGCATTAGTAACTGCATTATTTGCAATTTTAGCTTCTACTACTGCATTGTCTTGAATTGCTGCTGTATAAACTGCATTGTTAGCAAGTTGTGAAGTACCAATAGCATTGTCTGCCATTTTTGCTTGTGTAACAGCATCATCAGCTATGTGTGCTGTATCTATCGAACCATCTACATAATGTTCAGAATTAATAGAATCATCAGCAATTTTTGTACCATCTACTGCGTCTGCTGCAAGTTTAGCTGTAGATATAGAAGCATCTAAAAATTTAGAACCATTTATTGCTGCATTTGCGTTTATATCAGCATTTACAATAGTGTTATTATTTATCTTTTGACTTGTTATTGTATTATTAGCTATCTGATTTGTAGTAACAGCAAGGTCTGCTATTTTATCTGTTGTAACTGCATCATCTACAATTTTTGCTGTAGTAACTGCACCATTTGCTAATTTTGCAGTAGCTACTGTGCCATCAGCAGGTACTTGTAAACTTACTGCTGAACCCATTTGTATAACAAATACCTCTGCACCTGAAGGTAAGTTAGAAGAAAATATAATTGTATTACTGTCAACCAATGCAAAACCTTCTGAAGGTGCAGAAGTTCCTGTGTTTGGTTTTTGTATGACACCATTAACGCTTACTATTAACTGTGCTGCACTTGTAACGCTTGCTGCTGAACCACTATTACTTCCTTCTCTAAGATCATAAGTAGCAATACTTCCATTAATTGTTGGAGAGCCACTACCACCAGCAGGGCATAAAAATAAAAATTTAAAATCTCCAACGGAAGTAACTTCTTTAAATGCGTTAGTGCTGCTATCAAAGACTTTCATCTTGTCAGCTTGTTTATCGTAAATTAAATCTCCTTCGTCATTATTAGAAGTTGGTTCTCCATTGGTTACTCGATACCTAGCAGCAAAATCATTTATATCACTACTAAGACTTAAAAGATCAGCTTCTTTTAGCGTTGCCTTGTGGTAGTTATATACTTGACCAGTACCAGTAGAACTGACCATTATTGCTACACCTGCATCAACAGTAGAACTATTAAAGTTACTAGCAAAGTTATTTATGGTAACTGTAGTTCCACCTACAGTTCTTGCTGTTGTACTTGTACCATTAGCATCAACAACAAGACCACCTGCATCTGCAATACTTATTACAACACCTGCTGCGGGTTGTGTATTAGGAAAGGCTGCATCTGTAGCTATAACTTCTAATCCACCAATAGGTGCTAATTGTGCAGCTACATAATCTACAATTGCACCACTTGTAGGAAACTTTGTATCATCATCAGTTATAGTAGTCTGCTTTGCCATGCCATCTAATTGGTTTAGATCGGCAATATCAGAAGTAAGGGCGGTACTATCAGCCAACTTAGATGCTGTACCTGATTGCATACCTGCTAAAACTTTAAGTTCTGCGTCAGCAATCTTTCCTGTTGTAACTGCATTATCAGCAATTTTTGCCGTTGTAACTCCATTATTAGCAATCTTGCTTGTAGTTACGTTAGCGTCAGTAATTTTGGCTGTAGTTACGTTAGCGTCAGCAATCTTAGCTGTAGTAATATTTGAATCAGCAATTTTTGCTGTTGTAATTTGATTATTGTCTATTTTTGCTGAAGTAACAGAGTTAGTTCTTAAAGCACTTGTGCCTACTGAGTCATCTGCTATTTTATCTACTGTAACAGCGTCATCTGCTAGTTCACTTGTATTAACTGAGTTAGCTGCAAGATGACTAGCATCAAGAGGACTACCTGCTATAAGACTTTTTATTTCTGATATTGTTTGATCTGCGGTAGCACCTGCTTCGATACCGTTTAGTTTGCTATGGTCGGCATCTGTAAAAACATTACTATCACTTGCAGCTTCTACTGCTGCCCTAATCTCTGCATTTGTTTGATCTGCGGTAGCACCTGCTTCAATCCCATTTAACTTACTATGGTCGGCATCAGTAAATACGTTGCTATCACTAGCATTTTCAACAGCAGTTCTTATTTCTGCATCTGTTTGGTCTGCTGTTGCACCAGCTTCTATTCCGTTTAATTTTGTTTGATCTGCGTCAGTAAAGACATTACTATCGGTTGCACTTTCTACTAATGTTCTAATCTCTGCTGCTGTTTGATCTCCTGTCGCACCTTCTTCAATACCACCTAACTTATCTGTAATTTCTTGTTGAGCAAATAATACTTGATCGCTATTTGTATCTAAATCTGCTTCTGTTAAAACACTACCATCTGAAAAATCTACCTTCTTTGCACTTATATCTGTATCTCTTTGAAACTTAATAGTAGCACCATTAGCAGGGGTGTTGCCACTTGTAAAAGTAACAGTTGAACCACTAATCGTATAATGCGTATTTATGGTTTTTAATACACCTGCAACAGTAACATCTACTTCACTATCAGCTAAAAAAGAAAATGATATTGCAAAGGCATTTGTACTTCCATTACCTGTATGAGTAGTTGATGACGTTGCGGTGTTAGTAGCCATGATTAGTTAGATAGATTTCTTAAATATTTGTCAGAGTAATCTATTTGAATACCAGACTTATAATCCATTATACGGTCTTGTTCATTTGATGAGAAGTTGTTGTCAATATATTCTTGCTCTGCTATTCCAATATAAGTTTTGTTTATGTATGTAAGTTCTGCAAAGATAGCGTTAGCTGCTATTGCACCTGCTTGACTATTCAAACCTTCTTCTTCAATAATATCTCTATTTGATTTGTAATCATCTGATTTTAAATAGCTATTCATACTTTCAAGTATAGTTCCTTCTCCATATCCAACATCAACTTCTAAAGTATTGATTCTTATTTTTAAAGCATTGTAATTATTTGTATCTAACCTTATTGGTACAAAATCTTCTTTACTAAAGTCACCTGTTATAAATTCACTAGGTTCTTGTATTCTTCTTCCTATCTGTGCTAGTGCTGTCCATATAGGTTGATTCTTGCTCTTACTTGTAACACTTATACCAAATACATTACCTCCTATCCTGTTTGGATATTCGATTGGTTCATTTGTTATATGTTCTACATCAAATGGTATGTCAGCACCGATTCCATATTTTGCTGTGAATTGATTAAGAATAGCACGATTAAGTATAGACATACCACCACTTTTTTCATAGTTAGGGTCTGTTGGGTCTCCTGTTGTTAAAACATCACCTGCTCTTACTTTCGTATCTGGTCGTTGTTGATTTGCTCTAAATGGACCTAAGTTACCTTTTATTTCTTTTATTTCTTTATGACTAAATCCCATAACTCTTAATATGTCATTTGGGTATCTTCTTAAATCTGATACCAAACCAGAAAAAGGTAGACGAGAAGCAATTTGCCTACCTACAAAATCTCCTACTTTTTTCATTCTGTAGTTTTTAACAGCATCACCACTAGAGTCTGTAGGAGCTGTAGCGTCACGAAATATATTTATAAATTCTTCAAACTGTGAAGTCCATGTATCGTTATACATATTTTGTACTACAGATGCAATTAGACCAGTTGTTAGATCGTCATAAGGCTTACCGTTAAACATACCTAAAGAGTTGGTGACATCTACAATAGTTTTTATAGTTCCAGAAACAGGTTCTAACCAACCTTCGTATGAATCGTATCTATAAACAGGTTTGCCATCTTCACCTATTTTTGGTTCTCCGTTTTCGTCATACTGTAATCTACCAATACTATATGGTCTCCAACCATTTTTATATTTATTAATCCACATAGCCTTACCTTCTTTCTTGCCAAAATCAGGACCACCACCTGTCAATATAAGAGGAGGTATATATGTAGGGTCTGATAGCAGCATATTTGCACCTACAGCAAAACCGCCAATAGTTGTTACTACAGATATTGCATGGTTAATATCTCCAATAGCTATAGCTCTTATTTTTGGGTCTGGACTATTTAATTGCTTTGATAATTGAGGTATAAAAATTTCACTCATAGGGTTAAGATTTCTAGCACCTATACCAGCTACATTTTTAATACGACCACCAGTAAGGAAACTTGCAGCTTTATTAAAAGTTATTGGTTGCATAGTAACAGGATTAACTATTGGTACAAATAAAGGATTGTTGCGGTAGTTAGCTTCTTTCAAGTTTGTAGGAGTTCTTGTAAAAGAAAGCATAAATCTTACTAAAGGAAACTGATTTGCTTTGTCATCAGCGTATTTAGAGATACCTCCAAATGGACCAGTAGTATCTATTTCTTGTGTAAAGGTTGAAAATTTAGCTTGTTTTTTTGCGTGAATTAAAAATCTTTTTGTTAAATCATCAAGTTTTTTATTGCCATTTTGTGCGTACCACTCAAGTATTGCCATCTTATGTTTGTTAATAAATTTATTTATTTCATCACCTTGTAATCCTTGTCGTTTAGCTTCTATAAAAGCCATATAAGTAACATCTGCTATAAGGTTTGGAGCCTGTACCATAGCGTCAGTAGCGGTCATGTTTCTACCAGAAAATCTAACCGCCCTACCTGTGTTGTTTATTATTGCACCACTAGCTCCACCAGCGTCAGTTTTTATTGCAAATTTATTTTCAAACTTTCTATTACCTATATTGATAAAGTTATCTTCTAACTTCATAGATTTTTTATAAGCTGTTCTCATAAAATGATAGTTGCTATGTAACGCTGCAAGATGTCTCATAGCTGCTTCAAATGCTTCTGGATTTCTTGCACCATAAAATAGTTTTAGTTGCCTATAGTATGTGTTAAGTGTTGCAGAAATAAAGTTTGCAGTATTAGTACCAAACCTAAATAACATACCGTTAATACCTATTTCGTTTACTACTCTCATACTCTTATTAAAAGCATTATCGTCTTGTAGCTTAAAAGCATTAACCTTAGTAAGACCAAATAATGTTTCTGGTTCTCCCTCTGCTACTTGTATCATCTTGCCAATTCTATATAGCTCTGAATAATCACCTGTTTGTTTAGCTAGTTCTAAATTTCTTGATAAGTCTTTCTTTAAATCTTCTGCACTAAAAGCTACTTCATCTAAAGTATTTGCAAACTTTTCTTCATTTAGAGTTTTTGGCTGTGGTGTTTCATCAGCCATATATTCTGCTGCTGTTTTTCCACTCATATCTTTTTTTACTTTAATTTTTAATTTTTCTAAAGTCTGTCCAGCTCTACTTGCAGGTACTAAATAATTAGTCAACCATTTTTTCATGTCATCTATTTTGTTTGCTAAATCAACTATTGCTATTTCTATGTTTTCTGGATTCTTACTATTTAAAGCTTTAAGGTATGCGTTGTTAGCATTGTTAAGATTTTCTGCTGACATAACTGCTGTTATTGCCAAAGCAGCATTAACTTCTTTTTGTTTTGTAATACCATGAAAGTTTTCTATTTTTTGTGCTTCACTTTCTATTAGTTTTGTTTTTGATAAATCAATTATCTTTTTTGAAAAATCTTTTTGTTCTGGGTCAAATAGTCCTAAAGCTTTTATTAAAGTCTCTTGATCTGTTTCTGATTCAAGACTACTCCAACCTTTACTCTTCAAAGCTTTAACTATATTTTTAAAGTTTGTGATATTAGGTTCATCAACATATTTAAGTAATACTGTTTGTGTTGGATTAAGATTTTTGTCTCCCAAATCAGGTGCAGTAAAGTCTTTAGAGTTTGCTTTTACAAATGCCTGATCTGTTGGTACATCTATTTTTAGTCCAGCAGTACCTTCTCCTAATGCTTTAAAAGAACCTGTTTTTTCTTTTACGATATTTTTAATTTTTTCATGTATATTATCTCCATGTTTTCTTACTGTGTTAACGCTTATACCTTGATCTTCAAGTAATTTTGTTAATCTTTCTTGTGTTCTTATTTGAGTTTCAGTTGGTTTTCTTTTTAAAAATCTTTGACTTCTCATTATATATGCAACTTTATCAATATCAGAATTAAAATTTAATACAACATTTCCGTATCTCGGTGACATTTTGACGAAACCTTTTGGCAAAACAAAATTACCTATATTTACTTCTCCTATATTGAATTTTGTTTTTGTTTTATTATCTATAGATTCATCTAAATTTTTTATTTCAGGCTCTACCTGACCTTTTACCATTTTTATTTTATTAGCTTCAAGATCGTCACCATCTACAACTGCTTTTTTAGTTGGATTATCATCAACAGCTTTTTTAAATTTATTAAGAACTGAAAAAATTTTATCTAATTTCTTTTTATCATTTTTTGTAATAAGGTTATTTATTTCATCAGCACTTTTATCAGCAAACTTATTAATGTACTTTTCAAGTTGATTCATAGTACCTTTAAAAGTTGCACCAAAAGTACCTCCTAAACCTATAGCTGTTAAATATTCTTGTACGCTAGGAAATCTTTTTTCGTCTATTAAAGTTCTAATCGTTAATTCTGTACCTGCCAAAGTACCACCAAAAATACCTGATTGCCTTATACCTTTCCAACCTTTAGCTGTAGAACCAAAAGGTATAGCTTGCACTACGGCAGCAGCAAAAGCTTCTCCATAATTTATTTGACCACCAAAACCAACTTTAGCTTTATCACCTAATCTTGCTTTTTGTGCAGCAACATTTAACTCCCAACCAACACCAAAATTAACAACAACATTAGCTGTAACTCCCCATGGACCCATAGCCAATAATGGGGAAGTAGCAACATCAGTAGCCAAACCTCCACCAATCTCTAACCCAAGACCTTGTACTTGTCTGACCCAAGGTTTTAAATTATTTCTATCTGGATTTTCCCACTCAATACCTTTCTCGTCATATTCAGCTATAACTTTATTTAAACCATTTTGAAATTCTTCGCTGTCAATTACATTTAAAGGAATACCGTCATTTAGAAAATCCCAAAATCTAATTCCTGTATGTTTTTCAAATATGTTCTGTGCTTCTATTCTTTGTTTTGGCCTCTTCATATTACGCAAGATATATTCTTTGTACCCAATAAAGTTCAAAGCTCCGTCACTTATATGACTATTTATTTGTTCTTTTGCTTTTGCAGTATTATCTTCAGCCTGTAAATATAAAGAAGTTAACTCCTGTGAAGGGTCAAACATATTTTCTTTATAGAAAGAAAAATTACCACCATCATCTGTTTCGTCATCATCATTGAACATGGTAAATTCGTCATCTTTAAATAAAGAGTTATAAGTATCTTTCATACTTATATCTTGGTTCCAATCAAAATAACTATTTACTTGTGTATTATTTGCACCTGTAGTTTCTGGTTCATACGCAACATTCTGGTCAAACTTGATAAACGTATTATCAAAAGGGTCAAGCACTATTGGTTCTGGTACTTGAACTGTGGTATCTTTTTTTTCTTCAGCCATGTTAAATAATTACTTTTGAACCTGTTGGGTCTATATTCCATAGAATATCAATTACTCGTTTCAATGTCTCTTCATTCTCTTTAATTGGTGCTTTTTCTAATAATTGTTCCTTAGTCGTTACACCTGCATCTTTCAATCCAACATACTGATAAGGTCTTAGCATTTCTGTAATTATATCTGTTGAATATACTCCGTAAGGATATTCTCTTACTCCTAATCTTGCTCTTGCTACTCGCATTAGAACTGATTGCATTACACCAAATATATCATCTTCACTACTCAATATTGCTTCAGTAAGCACCATTTGTGCTATTGCATATTTAGCTTCTATATTTTCTTTTGTGTTATTCATAACTAGATCAGTATATATTTCTTTTGCTTTGTCTATAACTTGTTTAGATGACTTGTCTGCATAAGCATGACTAAAACCATCTTTTTCAATCGTAGTTATATAATTTTTATCTTTCTCTAAATTACTACCTCTACCACCACTACCGTAAGAAACAGCACCTTTAAACTGGTCAAACTTATTAAGAGTTAATTTTAAATTATTTTGTAATACACCACCTTCAGGTCTACTCATATCTTCTCCTCCTTCAGTAGGTACTTCAGTACCACCTTCCCCTGCTTGAATTTTATTAGATACTGGTATGACTCCACCATCTGTAGTGTTCATACTTACGTCATCTGTAAATAAGTTTTTAAGCCAACCTTTGAATCCACCGTTTTTGTTTTCACCACCTGTTTTATCTGGAATAATATCAACTTGTCTACCATCATCTACTCTATTAAAATTGCCATCACCATCTTCTTCTATTCTGCCTTTTTCAAGTAGTTTATTAAATTCTTCTTGTGTTACTTTTATTGGAGGTGCATCTTTTCCTTCATCTTTAAGATCAATACCTAATTCTTCTTGTGCTTCAAACCACAAACCATTTTCTTTTAGCTTATAGGTTTTAAGTGTTTTATTATTATTTAATCGTAAAATGTCTTTTCTATAGTTTTTCATAGCTTCTTCTATGCCTTCTGCAAACTCTTCTGAAGTTTTAGCTTCTTTTGAAATTCTTATAATTTCTTTATTTAGAAACTGTGTTGCATCAGAAAAATAAAGTTCTACATTAGTTCTTTTTCTCCAAGGGTTTACTTGATTATTACCGCCTAGTAAATCTTTAGAATCATCTATTAATTGTTTTATTCTTGGTCTGTATATAGCTAATCTATCTTTACCTAAATGAGTTGTAATCATTGTTTTTAATTCGTTCAACTCTGTAGTATCTTCGTCTGTAATTGTTTTTCCAAGACTAGCTTCAAATTTTCTTAATTCATTTATCGCTTGCAACGGACTAGCAAAGTTTTTGTTTATTATTTTTGTAGCAAAGTCATCATAAAATTCATCCCTAGATATATCTAAATCTTCTATAACATCTAAAAATACATCTGGGGTATCTTTAAAAATTACTGCTAATTTATTTAAAGCTTCTGTATTACGAACTGTCTCTCCACTTGGTCCTTCTGTAGTAAATTCAAAATCTTCTAATGCTTTTTCAATTTGTGGTCTTATTATTTTATTTATTTTCTTTTCTTTAAAAGTATCGTAATTATTTTCAGCAGTAATCATACGAGACATCATCTTATTCCAATCTTCGCCAAGATATTTCATCAAGGTATCTTGAACTACTGTGCCATCTTGTAGTGTTATTTTTGGTCCTACTTTTACTTGACCAATAAGATTTTTAAAATTTCTTACTGCAACAACTCCGCTTTTGTTTTTCTTTAAATTAATATCAAATATTACTTCTGCTAGATGCAAAGCATTTTTTGTCATACCTGTAGGACTAACAGTAGATGTAGCTCCTAATGAATCTAAAAGTGTTACTTCTTCATTAATAGCTTTTATAGCTAAATTTAATTTTGATTCAGGATTAGTAACATCTATATCATCTAATTTATTGAAATCTATTGTTGAAAAGTTTGCTAAAACTGTATCTGTAAAACTGCTGTTCTGTAAGTTAGAAACAAACTCTTGATTATTTTTTTCTTGATTAACGTATGCTTTTGAAACTGCTTTAGCTGCTTCTGGCATAAAATAATTATTAACAAATTCAGGTCTAATACCTTTTAAATCAGCTCTGTTTTCTGCATTAAAGTCATTAATAGAAGTTTTAAATTCATCTGAATTGACATCAAATTCTCTTAAAGGTACTTGTCTTACACTTCCATCATCACCTTCTACTTCAATTAATTTGTTGTTTAAATAATTAGTTAACTTACCTTCTTGTGATAAACCATGATTTATTGCTAATCGTTTTTCAATACCAGCTCTAACAAATAAATTTTTACTTAATACGTTTTTTGCTACATTTCTATCTTGTGTTTTTAAGGCATCTGTAATTTCTTTAAGTCTTTCAGGATTAGCCATTAAAACTTCTAGTTCACCTTGCAATACCCCTTCTGCTTTTTCATCTTCAATGACACCACCTAAATATCTTTGCAAGTCTGGATTATTATTTCTTAATGCTCTTGCAACACCCATAATTCCTGTCTCTGGCAAAACCGATACAGGATTATAATAAGTATTAACAGCTTGATCGTAGATGTTTGTAGCTGCTGTGCTTTTAAAACTGTTTGTCATAATTTATGCAATTCTAGTAGCTGCGGTAAAACTGTTAAGACCACCTACACCTATTTGTAACACCGTTTCAGCTAGTGTGGGTATCTGATTATATGCTTCATTTATATTACTTTGTATTTGATTTCTACGGTCCATATAAGTTGCTTCCGTTGCATCAAGATTTCTTAGATATTGCCTTCTATAAGATTCCATAGTTTGATTTATTGATTCGTTAAAGTTAGCTCCTTGTAATCCTTGATCTCTTAGCAGTAGTGCAACAGTAGTACCAGCTTGTTCTGAAGCTCTTATAGATGACATAGCTTGTAAAGTTCTTATATTGTTAGCAAATTTATTTTGTGCTTCTGCTTTTTCTTTAGCTTCTTTTTGTTCAGCTAAAGCCATCTGTTGTTGTCTTTTATCATTCTCAGCATTTTTAAAAGCTATCTGTCCTTGTTGTGCTACTTGTTTAGCTTTTGATCTAGCAGCTAAATTGCCAGCTACAGCATTAGCAGCAGTAAGACCCAAGCCAACATTAAACGCTAAAGCTGCTTTACCTGTTAATCCTATTGCAGCAGCAAGACACATTTAGGCTATCCTCAAAAATTCGTAAAAGGGTTTTTGTTCTTTACCAAACTCTTCGTGATAATTTACAAAAGTAAATCCAAGAGCTTTTAACCATTTTATAGCAGAACTGTTTTCTGCATATACATAATTATAAAGCATTTTATAAGACTCAAGTAGATTATCAACCCATACTTTGCCTTGTCTTATTAATTGTATTCTATATTTTTTATTAGAATATAAATCATCTGTAGCAACACACCATATACACCCATCTTTTATAACACCACATAATCCTATTGGTTGGTCGTTATCGTCAGCAATAGCCATATTTATTTCACTACCTAAAAATGTATAACTCAAAGCTTCTTCTGGGTCTAAACCTGTTTGATATTTTGCTTCTATTTTATCCATAACTCTCATATTGTTTACAACATATTTAAAGTCTTTTAAAGTTGCTTTTCTTAAATATCCCATTTACATTCTTCTACTCTTCATGTGGAATATTCCTTCGTATTCTGCACTAGCAATTCGTGTTGGTAAGAATGTACTGTTCTTTATATCAATATCAACTCTATCTGATTTACTCATAACAGGTACTTTAAAAGTTCCAGTATCTAAATTTATTTCACCAATAACACTAGAGTTAGAACCTAGTAACCTACCACTAAACTTATGAATACTTGTATCTCTATTTTCAGGAGTTACCTCTACTTGAAAGAAAGATGAATCTTCATACTTGATATAAAAATGATGTATTTGCAATCTGCCACTTAACAGTTCACTTGCTCCTTGTTGTCCAGTTAATCTTTGCTTACTAAATCTATAGTGCATTTCAAAAGGTTCACCAATAATAAATTTACTATTTCTATAATCACCGTTAACAGTTATTGTGCTTGTACTGCCATCTGTAGCATTTGTAGTTTGTAAGACTTGTCCAGACTTTAATGTTTTTGTATTGCCTTGTGTATCTACAAAAGTGCTTGTTTCGTTAGATGCTAAATACCTACCTACTACTGTCATCTTTTTTCTTAGTCGATATGGCACAGTAAATGTAGTCACATCAGTATTAGAGTTGTATGCAACAGATACACCTGTAGTTGCTTCAGTTACTTTATGGTCTAAATAAAATTCAAATTCAGAGTTAGGTTCTCTAAAATCTGTTTCAAATGGTATTTTTTCTAGAGTAACTTTATTATCTTCTTCTATTACTGCAAACAAATCAGTACCAATAAAATCAATATTTAAAAATTTTCTACTTGAATTTATTGTAAAAGTAAACCAAGCATTTAAAACTTTAGAAAAATTTTCACCATATAACCATCTGTTTAAATACAACTTATTAGGATTATCTGAACCTAACAAAACCAACACATCTTGGTTATTAGATACAGCCATCTTAAAAATATTGCTTGGTATAAGTTTTGGTACATGAATTGTTGTGTTAGCAGCATCTTTAATTTGACTATCACCTTGAGTTATATATTCTCTAATACCAGCGAAAGAACCTTTTTTAGTAAGAAAATAAATTGAACTACCAGAACCAACAGGTGCAGCAGCAGCACTACTTTCAAATTCTGTTGCAACAAGCACGTTAGCTGATTTTGGTGTAAGGTTATCTGCTGAACTTGTTAAAGTAAATTGTGTTTGTTCAGAAAATAAGATCAACCTTTCACCCATAGTTACTGCGTGTTTTAATATCGCAACTTTTGTATGTGAAGCAGCAACATCTATAGGTTCACTATCTAAAACAGATATAACTGTTTCTGGAAAAAAATTAAAAAACTTAGATACTTCAGAAAGAATTACATTATCACCTGCTAAGAAACCTAACCTGTTTCTAAAAAAGAAAACATTATTTATATTTCTACCAATAAAAGAAGGGTCAGGTGCAGACTCAAGATCGCCAGCAGTACGTTCACCCCATTTAGGTAAGGTATAACTTGCTGTTGTACCACCAACAGTAACGCTATAAGTATCTCCATCTACTCTTGCAAATCTAAAATTACCATCTGCCTGACGTACTAAAACGTGTGGCATTTTATCGTAATTAAATTTAAAAGGTATGCCATCTTCAACAGTTTCTTCCCATTGACCTTCCTCAAAAGCACCACCATTATTAGTGACAAATTTTACATAGTAGTTATCAAAGTTTGTATCTTCATCACCTTTTACTTCTACTACATAACCGTTAGGTGAAACTGTAGGCAAGTCAGTAAACCTTTGTACTGAATCTTTTATTATTGTCATCTTTGTATCACCTTGAGTATCAGTACCATCTATAGAAAAATTAGACCCATCATTTTTTTTGATATGTAATACTGGTCCATTTCTTGCTATCGTAAAACCACTTAATCCAGAATCAAGACCAGACTTTATATCGGCAGCTATAGTATCGGTTGATAGTGGATTATCGCCAGAAGTATTATCTGTAACCGTAACTCCATCAACTGTAACTGTATAAGTTGTATTAGCTACAGCTTGATTTATAAATACAATAGCTTGCGTATCTGTGCCAGCAGACAAGGTAGAATCCATGGCTGTTATGATTCCTGTATTTACAACAAAAGTAAAGTCAGCAATAGTAACTGTTTTAATTACGCTTCTAGGGTCTGAAGTATTAAGGTATGTTGTACCATCAGGTTTGTTTACAGTTTTTTCTGTGCCATCTAACTCAAAAACTTTGACATTTCCATTACTAAATATTGCTACATACTGTTCAGTTGTATCTCTATTTATAGTTTGTATATGAACATTACCTAAAGGAGTATTAGATAATGATGTCAAATAATTAAGTCCAGACCTTTTAGTAAGACCTAAAACTGGATTACTGTCTGCATTATCTTGTATGTCTGCGTGATCTGCCTGTTTTAAAGAGTCAGAAGATTGCGATACACCTCTTAGTAAAGTAGGTATAGCTCTTGAAATTAGTGGCATAGCTATCTAATAAGTCCATTTGCAGGGCTGTAAGTGCCGAATACAGTTGTTAATGAAGGGTCTCCTCTCAACATATTGTGATCTCCATTAGCTAAATCTGTTTCTGTTAATGTTACTCTTGCTCTTATTTCATCTTCTTTTGTATATGTTCTTAATCCTTGATCGCTAAC